TCGGGGGTGTTGGACTCGTTAGCAAGCGTTGGCAGATCAGCAAAACGGCTTTCAAAGTCCCAGAAGCAAGTCAAACGCCCTTGGCCACTGATTAAACCGTTGTCGTAATTCTGCCTATGCTCTTCGCCAAGGGAAGTAAGATCAACAGTTTCCCTGCTAGTTGTTATTTCATAGGCAGACATTTGTGCCAGATAACGATAATTTGTGTTGACTACTTTTACCGTGATGTTTTGGCTGCTCGCAGGCGTTGACAAAGAAAGTGCTGTGCCTTCTTCTCCATTGATCGCGTCGTTGAAATTGTTGTAAAGCCTGATGCCTCCCACGCTGTCTACGTGGCAAAACCAGCTGCCATCTGGATAGGCGTGCCCTGTGACGAGATCCAGGTTGCTACCGTCTGCCGTGCTGATTTGTAGTTTGTCACCTGTAATTAAGGAATTTGCGTCAAAGTCAAATGAAAACCTTTTTTCGGAGGCGTTTACATCGCTTGGATCCAGCACACTGCTCAACGGAGTTGCCGAGCCTGTGCGGCGCAGCTCTACGAAACCCACATTGCCAAGGTAAATAGCCATTACAACGTAACCTCAGTTGGCGCGCCAATCACCTCAAAATTGATATTTGCGCTCAGCACTTCGCCAACCGCCATCCGCATGTCAACGGTCGTGATATAAACGCTAAATGTGATGTACTTGCCAGAGGTAGTTCCGTCGTTAATTTTCAGCTTCAAAGTTACAGCTGCCGTTTCTGCGGCCTGTCCGGCTACAGCGCCAGATGTACGCGCTTTGATTAGTTTGTTAAGCAGTACACGGGCGGAATTGTCGGTTGGAGCGCTCGGCGTATCCGTGTAATAAAAAAGCGTGCAACTACCGGAGGTGCTTCGCGTTCCAGCAGTAATTACACGGTCTGTGTCGGCAAGGCTGGTGGCTTCAAGTGTTGCGAGGCTGCTAGAAAACTGCCATGACGAAACCTTGGCGGCTTTGGTGCCGTCAATGTAAAGCTCGCCTGAACTGCCCGAATAAAAAGCCATGAGGCTACCCCCTGATCAAGTGTAGCCAGTCAGATGACGCCGACCAGCGAAACGGTCACGGACGAGATACCAGGACGAACGCTAGCAATCTGCGGTGCTTTTTCATACCTAAATTTTGCCTCCCCGCCACCAGCGCTAAACACGTCGCCACCACCCGTCCAGCCTTGGGACGTTTCAGTCGGCAACGTAAACGAAGAAAACGTGCCTTTTGTGGACACAAAATGCGCCATGAACAGCTCTGCTGTTGCATCTGAGATATTTGAGTAGTTCAGCTCTAGACGAGCGTTGGTCCGTGTGTCGCCATAACGAATCCGTACCTCTCGCCCAGAAATTGAGGCATAAGTTTTAATCGGCCAGTCGCCGGGATCGTAAGTGCGTTGGCTGGGAACGATTGCTGGGAATGTCATTAGATGTCCTCCGTCAAAATTGTGGTTGTGTCTTGAACATCAGACACCATCGTGTCTACAGGATAATTGACGGCAGTGACAGCAACGATTCCCTCCTCGTTCAGCTCCACTCGTTCGACCATGTAGGTATCGGTGGTCAAAGCAGCGGACTTCAGCGCAAACAAGCTGCCGAAAAGTGCAGACTGGGCTGTACTGTTAGACGATACAGTTAAAGTTTCCTCTTTTACGTCTTCTGCTCCTGCCGTGTAGTACACAATCGTGTAGCTACCGTCCGCAAGCGGGACACTGGAAGTGACTTTGCCGGTTGCGTCAATTACACCAACACTGTCATCACTAATGGCGGTCTGCTCTAGGGCAACCTTGATTAGTGCGCCAGGGGCAATCTGCGCATCCTCGGGGGCAATGTTAAAACTAATCACTCGTGTTATTCGTCGGCGAACAGTCATTAAATACTTGCCAGCTTTAATTGCGTGATCCCTAGAAGTGCAGAACTGGCTGAGATCGACGTTATCAATCGGCAGGCTTGATGATTCGTCGCTGTACCGTAAAAGCATAGCAGATGCGCGAGGCAGTTCATTTTTCTTTCCCTGTCGGTACACCACTGATACGCGAGAGGCGCGACGTTGATCCAACGGCAAGAATTCAACCTTCAGACTATCTTGCAGAATGTTGTTGGCCGTAAACAGCTGCGCTATCGGGAACGAGGCGATGTTTATAGGCAGTGCCGGCTGCACGCCAAATTTGCCGTTTTTGATTACAAAATTACACAAGAAATAAGGTGCAGTATCCGATAGGTAGCTTCTTAGGTTTACGCGGTCGGAAATAGCGCCGTCAAAAAACAAACCGTTTGCCTGGCAAAAAGCGTCTGCCGTTGCTATGGATGCCGTATCAATCAAGCTGCTACTTACGTTACCGGCAGTACCGTTTAGTAAGTATTCCACCAACTTAGGGAAACTGTTGGAGCTGGTAATGCCATCCGCGATCCATACGCGCATCTGGTCTACGTTTTGAAAACTTTGGCTGCTTTTGATTGATACGGCAGCGGCTGTAATACTTTCATATGAAGGGCGCTCTCCATCTGCAGTTTTTACAAACTCATTTACAGCAACAATTTGATGTTCTGGTCCGCCATCGCAGCTGCGTGCTATCAAATCGCCGTAAAAACTAATTTCAGCAATTTGCGTATTACCTTCAAATTCACGTCCGGGCTTGTCTTGGCCTGTTGGCGAAAACTCTGAGTTGCTTGTTGTCTCATAGGTAATCGTTACACTTCCAGAAATACCATTAGGGTTATTCCCATCGGCGACCAATGTGTGTATAGCTTGGCCGCCAACATTGTGCCTTTTGTTGTAACCAGAAGAAATGACACGTACAGTTGCAGGGCGTTCCCAGCGAATAGAATTGTCTTTAGTAAAAAGAATTGCAGTTCCCGTTACTTCAATCCTAGTTGTATCTAAAGGCTCAAGGTTGGTGAGAATCAAGTCAATTTGTGCGCTTGCGGTGGCTCCTACGTTACGGGGCCTACCTAGTAATGCGTACATGTACGCTTGGTAGTTTGTCCATCCAGCCATCTTTACGCCAGTAACCTTTTTCTCCCCTTCCGCACCTCCAGAGCCATCCACCGCAGCAGTGGCATCCTTGCGCATGGTGTCCAGCATTTCCGTAAAACGGACGCCGATCTCCCTTCCAGGAGCTTCAATAAGCAATCCGCCGGTAGCGCTACGACCTACAACATTTGTGGAAGAGCCGTTAAGCCACACATACTGGAAGCTATCGGCGAAATCATTTGCTGTTGGCGATGCAACAGGGATAAACCTGTACTCATACGCAGCAGTTTTGGGGTGCCTAAACCTAAGTAGGTTGTACTGATCAACAGGGCTCGATCCACGAACACAAAAATAAGCCTCGGTGGCGATCCAGTCATCTTCGCCAACTTCGCGGTAATGGACAGTAAATACAGATGTCCTAAAGTCGTAAAGCTGCTGAGTGCCGCTGGTTATTGATACGTTGTCTTCATCGAAACGTATTAGTTCACTGGGCCTTGGGATAGTTTGGAAATTACAGATGCCGTTTAGCCGTGTCCATACCTGCGACTTGATAGATACTTCGGTACTATCGCAGGGGCGAGTATTTTTAATTAGTCCAAGTGATGTTTTGCACAACGGGTAAAAAGGTACGGCAGCCCTAAAGGCTTGATTTTGCAACAGTATGCGATCCTCTTCTACTGGATTTACAGAATCAATGTTTACTCTCGGTGGAATACCGACAAGATTGCTACCAAGAATTTCAATGCACTCCAGTGCGATCCATTGGGTTTTGTCTTTATCCCAAGTGGCAAGTTCGCGACTAGTTACTTTCCATAGTGTTTGACCTATTTGGATCGTTTCGCCATTACGCAAAATATCATCGGATTTAATGCACTCACTGTCTAGCGTGTTATCAATATCGCTGAGGCTAAATTTATCGCCGACATTATCTCCCAGCTTGGCCGTAGACATTCGCTGCGAAGTAATAATGAAATTGACGCGATCCCCGACCGATGCAGCTACACCTTTGCCTTCAGAAAGGTCGTTCCCAGCAATCAATCCTTGACGGCGTGCCCAGCCGCAACCTTCCCCATACATGCCGGGATTACCGCGTTCGGGGCCAGCAATTTTGCGGCGCTCCCATTTCAATTGGTTATCGGCGTCTCCCTCCAAAGTGGAAGGGATGGAAATAACGCGCCAATTGGTGCGGTATGGCGTGCCATTTGGGATCGCGTTAAACAATCCAAAAGCCAAATTATTAGACGGCAAATAGGCGCCGCTGAACGATCCTTCCGCCAACCCAATGTCAAATAGATAGTCGGAGGTGTCTGGATCACCGCGATCCACTCGCTTTTGTGTACCGTAAAGAAGATTGCTGCGTGTTGGCTCACCAGAAGTGTTCCACCAAAAAGCAAACTCGTGTCTGTTTAGTCCGTTTAGCGAGTTGTTACCGATGAAGATCCCTGCGCGATCTGGTGCTGATACGCTGCTTTCTCCGACGACATAAAGCAGTTTTGCTGTTTGCTGACCACCACGCGCTTTAATGCGAGACCAAACCAGTTTGGGCGATACCAAAACGCCGCCTGTTGTGCCGGTGTAATGCGTCCAGATAATTGGAATACTGTCTGAATACTTGGCTAGCTCCTGCGCAGATTCAAAGCCAAATGTTGAGGCAAAACGCTCAGCACCAACACGACCTGCCAGTGTGCGAGTACCGCCGCGATTGTCTTCCAATGTTGGCGGCTTTGGTGCCAGCAAGTAAGAAACTGCTGTTGTAATAGCGCCAATGGCAAGGCTTACGACAATTGAAATAACTGTTGCGTCATTGGATATGTCTGGAATATGCGCGTATTCAGCTGGGCGGATGCGACTTAGCCGACGGTTGTTGTCACTAAATGCTTGAAACTCAGCCTCACTAATCCCGAGAATATCAATAATTTCTTTTTCCCAAGGCAGCAGCGGGCGCCTTACGCTTTTTGCCAAAAATAGTGCGCTTGCCTCACTGCGTCCAGCGGCGTCCACGTCACCCTCTTGGTTAGAGAATGAATTGCCAGTACGCCTTGAGTCCATACGACGCCAAAAACCCAGCTGTTGTCAGGCAGTAACGCCACAGTACCATCGTAGACAGGGCTTGGCACTCTGGTGCCCCACATCAGTAAAACCCTCAACACGGTGGTTTTGTTGGCTGAATACCACGCAGGTTGCAGTGGCGGGCTCGGTAATCCCAATTCCTCCCGCACTTTGTAGACCAGGTGAATACAGTCGATGGCCCCATCTGGATCGGTGCCGTCTGCGCCCAAGCGGTACGGGCGCCCCAGTAAATCCAAGATCACTAGAGACTCAAACGCTGGGATGTGGGCAGCGGTCCCACAAGTTCCTGGCTCAAGGTGCGAAATGGTATGTCACCGCCCACAGCATCGAGAACGGTGCTTAACTCCATCGTTACTTTGATTTCATCCCAGCCACCTGCCGTGACTTGGCCGGTGTAGGTGTACAACAGCGTTTCTGCTGGACTTTGGCCCGGATGCAGAAGTTTTACCTCCACAACCGCAAGCCACTTACCGTCAATAGCGGCTGTAACCCACGGTCTTGTTAGCGGAGTATTTGGAAAAACAAGCGTGGCAGTTACATTGTCACCCTGACGGTCTTGGACTGTCCCTGAAAAACCAAAGGGCAGAAAGTTTGGCTCCGTTATGGCGTAGTTCTGGAATTGCTGCAAGGTACTTAGCTGCAGCGTGTTGCCGAATATCAGTTCCATTAGATTCCGATCCTCCGTCGGGCGCTAGGTGCATTTTGCAGCCGGCGTAGGGTGTTTTGCTCGCCCTGCTTGGCACCTTGCATGGCGGCTTGCTGCATACCAGCTTGGAACTGATCGGCGGTGACGTAATCCACGCTGTTGATGCGCTCCACGGTGTAACGCACGTCGATTGGAGCTGTTGCGGCTGCTGCACCGCCCGCGGATTCGGAGGTATTTCCGTTGCCGGGGATGACTGCACTGCCGCGTGCTCCAGTCGAATAACGAGACATTGCAGCCGACATTTTGCTGGCGGGGATGACGTATTCCGGTTCGCCGCCTTCGCCGATTAAGCCCATCGTGGGCTTAGTTACCAATCCTCCATTGGCAAAAGCTTGAAAACCTCCAGGCCAGTAAGCGCCGTTCGCCGCCGTACTCATGCCTATAGAAATCTGCCCTGGGATGTTGAAGTCCCCGCCGGGTTGGATATTGGGCGCAGGCGAACCTCCGCCACCGCTATTGCTCGCCAAGCCCGCAAAAGCCCGTGCAATGCCGATTGCTATGTACGTAGCAATCATCTTGGCGCCTGTTTGAATCAAAATTCGGCCAACATCTTTCAAGAATCCAGCAAACACTTCTTTGGCGGTTGTAGTTCCTTCGATCAACCCAGTTATTCCGTTTGTCAGGGAGTTACCAACCGCATCACCAATGCTCTGGGATACTTGAATAGCCATCCCCTCCAAATCTTGGAGTTGGCGCTGAGCA